GAGGCCAGCATTGAGTCCGAGTTGCTGCTAGAGGTCGACGACATCGAGATTGAATTTGACTTCGCCAATCTGATGCGCGGCGATGCCGCCAGTCGCTCAAGCTACTACCAAAGCGGGATTCAAAACGGTTGGCTCACGCGAAATGAGGCACGCATTGCAGAAAACCTGAATCCGATTGACGGACTGGATCAGCCACTACGCCCACTCAATATGGTTGAAGAGGATGCTGCAGAGGATCTGGAAATCGATACGCAAGCTGAAGCGATTGAGCCCACGGCGGATGCCAGTAAAGCCCGGTTTGTTGCCCTTGTTCAAACGACCTCTGAGCGACTTGCTCGCCGAATTGGCCGATCAGGTCATTTGGCAGACAAAGACATCTTGTTGATCTCACAAGCTTTGGCAGTTCCGCTAGACAGAGTTCAGCTTTGGGCAAACCAAATAGCCGAGCCGTTAGATCAAAAACTGCTCACCCAATCACTTATTTCCCTCGGACTGAATGTATGAAAAACCAACTGTTAGTCGCTGAATTTTTGGCAACGCCATGGGCTTTGATGCCTGAGCGATTGAGTGCCCTGGCCACGGTCATTTCCCGGTGGTCACAAGGCACGCCTGCCAGCGACGCCGCCATGTTTCAGGTCCAAACAGACCGTGTGCTGCGAGACACTCGCAGACAGACCTCGGCTGCCATTTCGGGCGGCGGCATTGCCGTCATCCCAATTTACGGTGTCATCACACAGCGTGGAAATATGGTGGATGACGTCTCCGGCCCTGGCATGGTCAGCACCCAGATCGTCACCCAGATGCTGAGGCAAGCCGTTGCAGATGATGCGGTCAGTCAGATCTTGCTCGACATCGATAGCCCTGGCGGAAGTGTCTATGGCGTTTCTGAATTGAGCGATGTGATTTTGAGTTCCCGTGCACAAAAGCCTGTGGTGGCCATCGCCAACAGTCTGGCCGCTTCGGCTGCTTACTGGGTCGGCTCCCAGGCCAGTGAGTTCTACGTCACCGCCGGTGGCGAAGTTGGCTCAATTGGCGTGTGGCAGGCGCACCAGGACTACAGCAAAGCCATGGATGAGGCAGGCGTTAAAACCACGCTCATTTCGGCGGGGAAGTTCAAAGTGGAAGGAAATCCCTACGCCCCGCTGAGCGAGGAGGCGCAGGGTTTTATGCAATCGCGAGTGGATGATTACTTTCAGGCATTCACAAAAGCCATCGCCAAAGGTCGAAATTTACCGATCTCTCAGGTTCGAGATGGCATGGGCCAAGGCCGTGTCTTGGGCGCTGATGCGGCTTTGGCACAAAACATGGTGGACGGCATCGCCAGCTTCGATCAGGTCTTGAGCAAGATGCAAAAAGATGCAGCATCAAGCGTCAAGTCCAGCCCGCCTGCCAAACCCAAAACCTCCCGCTTGGCCCAAGCCCGCACTGAGCTTGGGATTTTGTAATTTGGACTGCTCAGGAGTTGCTCCGTTGAGCGTCTCCAGTCCGAACGGCGACCCGTAGGTCGCAACCCTGATGCGTGACTAGCTTCGCGCATTTTTCAATCTTTCCAATCCCGCCACCCAAGAGGTGGCTTTTTTACGTCTGGAGAAACCCAAATGAGTAAGCAATTGCGCGAGCTTCAAGCTCGCAAGTCTGATCTTGTCAAAGAGGCGCGTGCCTTAACCGACATTGCCGCCCAAGAAAACCGCGATCTGACGGATGAGGATGTCATCAAATTCAATGGACTTAAAAGTCGAATCGAAGCCACTTCGGCGGCGATTGACCGCGAATCGGCCTTGATTTCAGAAGAGGCCCAGATGGGCATCCATGTGGGCGCTGGTCATGGTTCTGCTTTTTCCAGTGTGATGGTGAGCGACAACCGCGAACTTGATCCCAAGCATGGCTTTCAGAGCCTGGGTGACTTTTTGCAAAACGTCTGTCATGCGCAAAAGCCAGGCAACCCGATTGACGATCGCCTGCTGATTGGCAGCGGTCGTGGTGCTGCCGCTCCCGCTACCTTTGGCAGTGAAGGCTCCGGTCAAGACGGTGGCTTCTTTGTGCCGCCACAGTTCTCCAAGGAGATTTTTCAGCTGTCTTTGGGCGAAGACTCGTTGCTGCCGCTCACCGATAACGTGGAGATCAGCGGAAACACCATGGCGTTTCCCAAGGATGAAACCACGCCTTGGGGCACCAACGGCATTCGCGCTTACTGGCAAGGCGAAGCGGCTCCTTCGGTCACCACTAAGCCCGTGTTGGGACTTTCTACTTTGCGGCTTAAGAAGTTGATGGCACTGGTGCCGACGACCGATGAGTTGCTCGAAGATGCCAATGCCTTGTCGACCTATCTTCCCGAGAAAATTGCACTTTCCATTCGCTGGAAAACCAATGAATCGATCCTGTTTGGCTCGGGCTCTGGCGTACCGGTAGGCGCGCTCAATGCTGGCGCGACGGTCAGCGTGGCCAAGGAGACCGGGCAGTTGACGCAAACGCTGCTTCCACAAAATCTGGCCAAGATGATTGCGCGTCTGCCGACAGGCTCATTCGCTAACGCGGTGTGGATCGTCAACAACGATGTGTTGCCAGCATTGTTCACCCTGACCTTGGGTAACTACCCGATCTACTTGCCCACCGGATTGAACGTTGGCGGCATTCAGGTATCGCCCTACGGCACGTTGCTGGGTCGCCCGGTGTTTGTGTCTCAACACGCCAATACCTTCTCCGCACAGGGTGACATCTTGCTGGTGGACCTGAAGTACTACCAGACCATCACCAAAGCGGGCGGTATGCAGACCGCCACGTCGATGCACCTGTATTTCGATGCCGATCTCACGGCGTTTCGAACCACCTTCCGCATGGATGGCCAATCGAAGATTTCCACCGCGATCACGCCCGCCAAGGGCAGCGCCACGATGTCGCCGTTTATTCAACTTGGCGCTCGCTAAACCCCAAGACCTCATAGGAGAGAACATATGTTTCCCAACGCAAAAGCAAGCGAGATGCTCGCAGTACTTGCAACCATCGATCCGGCCACCCAGGCCGCAGGTGCGGTCAGCACCGGCTGGGTGTCAGTTGCCAACCACCTCGGATTTCTGGCGCTGGTGCAAACCGGCGTGCTGGGCACCTCGGCCACGGTCGACGCCAAGTTGCAGCAGGCGCTGGACAGTTCAGGCACGGGTGCCAAAGACATCAATGGCAAAGCGATCACCCAGATCGTCAAAGCCACGGGTGACAACAAACAGGTGCTCGTCAATGTCAAGCCTGAAGAGCTCGACACCGTGAACGGCTTCGGTTTTGTGCGCGTCACAGTGACCGTTGGCGTGGCCGCCAGCATCACCTCGGCCCAGTTGCTTGGGGTCAACCCCCGCTATGCACCGGCAGACGTGGGCAATCAGGCCGCTGTGATTCAGGTGATTTAAATGCCATTGCAACTCGTCACCCCACCTTCAGAGGAGCCGGTGTCCTTGTGGGAAGCCAAACTCCATCTGCGGGTGGATTTTGACGAGGATGACATGCTGATCGCATCGCTCATCACTGCGGCCCGGCAAGCAGCCGAGACCCTGACCGGCAGGCAATTCACCACTGCCCGCTGGAAGCAAGTGCTCGACTGCTTTCCCGGGCCGTCTCTGATGGGCGTACCTGCAGGTCAAGCTTTCAGCTTGCCGGGGCACGCCATTTTGTTGTTCAAGACGCCGGTGCAGTCCGTGGTCTCGATCAACTACCTGGACATGGGGTCTGTGCAGCAGGTCATGCCCGCAACCACCTACACGGTGGACACCGCCTGTGAGCCAGGGCGCATCACTCCCGTGTTTGGTCAGATCTGGCCGATTTGCTTGCCGCAAATTGGCGCAGTATCGGTCACCTTCGACGCTGGGTACGGCAGCGCCGCACAAGTGCCAGAGGGAATCAAAAGCTGGATCAAGTTGCGTGTCGGCAGCCTTTATGCCCATCGCGAAGAGATCGCAGTTCTAAGAATCTATCCGTAAATTATGTTGATCTTCAACGGCACCTTGCGTAGCGCGATGATCGCGGCTGCGATGTGGTTGAGCGCAACAAAGCTGCGTTCGAGCTTCTCGTATCGCACCAGCAACTTGC